GAAGCAGAAGCTGGACCGTGACGACGTTCTCGACATTGTCGACCTCGACGTTGTGGCCTGGATGCGGGCCGAGATGAAGGTCATGCTGGATGAGGAGCTCGCTGGCGCGATCCTTGTTGGCGATGGCCGCTCGTCCGGGGATGACGACAAGATTCGTGAGGACCGGATTCGTCCGATCGCTACTGACGATGAGCTCTATGTCACCACGGCCTATGTTAACCTTGACGACAGCAACTCCAACTCGGATGAGCTGGTCGACGCCGTCATCATGAACCGGAAGTACTACAAGGGCACGGGCTCGCCCACGTTCTACACTACCGAGGACATCATCTCGGCGTTCCTCACAGTGAAGGACAACTTCGGCCGGCGTATCTACACCACTCTGGACGACGTCAAGGCAGTTCTCCGAGTGCAGGACATCGTTCCTGTGGAGATTCTGGAGCGCGTTCCGGACGTGGTCGGCATCATGGTCAACCTCACGGACTACACCCTTGGTGCGGACCGCGGCGGCCAGGCTACGATGTTCGATGACTTCGATCTTGACTTCAACAAGCTGAAGTACCTGATCGAGACCCGTTGCTCGGGTGCTCTGACAATGCCGAAGTCCGCGATTGTCTTCCGCAAGGTTGCGGCTGCTGACGTTCTGGTTGTTCCGACCGAGCCGGCGTTCGATGGTACTACTGTGACGGTTCCCACCGTTACTGGTGTGACCTACAAGAACGCTGACACCAGCGCGACGCTGACCACCGCTTCGCCGGTTACGCTGGCGGCAGGCGAGACCCTCAATGTTCAGGCGAGCCCGAACGCTGGGTACTACTTCGCCAACGACGCTGAGGACCAGTGGAGCTTCACCAACCCGGCTGCCTGATAACTCGAGATGGCACGCTTCTTTGACAAAGTAGGGTACGAGTTACCCGGGGCTTATGTTGATGGTGTCTGGACGGCTGACATCACTGAGCGTGACCATAAAGGCGAAGTTCTCGACGCGACGCGTTCTCTAGAACCGTCCACAAAGGTCAACGATGACTTTCGATTGCAGAATCGAATCAGCATCGTAGCCGACGCGTTCGCGCTCGAGAACTTCGCCTATATCAAGTATGTCTTGTGGATGGGGGTTAGATGGGAAGCTACTTCAGTTCACATTGAACGACCTCGTCTTATCATATCGTTTGGGGGTGTCTATCATGGCCGAATCCCGGAGGAAACAGCTCCAGCATCTCCTTGAGGATCTCTTAGGAGGAGATACGGATCCAACCAAGAAGCTGAATGTGTATTTTCAGCCTTCTGATGATGCCCAGATGCATTATCCATGCATCGTGTATGCACGAGACATTACTTCCCGCAAATCTGCTGACAACATTACTTACAGTTGGAGGCAGCGTTATCAGGTCACATACATTGACTATAATCCGGATAGTGACGTAATCGACGCGCTCATGGAGTTTCCATATAGCCGATCCGATCGCCACTTCGCGACGTCCGGTCTCAACCACGACGTCTTCGTCATTTACCACTAGGAGGAACCAAGAATGAAGCTTACTTGGGACAACGTCGGCGAGCGTCTCTACGAGACCGGTGTCGACCATGGCGTCCTTTACATTCCCAACGCGGGAGGAGTCTATGACTCTGGTGTGGCCTGGAACGGCCTCACCACTTTCACAGAGTCGCCCACCGGCGGTGAGTCGACCAAGACTTACGCTGACAACCTGCCATACCTCAACCTGATCTCGGTCGAGGAGCTCGGGGCCACCATCGAGGCTTACACCTTCCCGGAGGAGTTTGCTCAGTTCGATGGCCTTTCTGTTCCGTCGCCCGGTCTTTATGTTGGGCAGCAGAGCCGCAAGGCGTTCGGTCTTAGCTACCGGACTCGCATTGGTAACGACCTTGAGGGGGCTGACTTCGGTTACAAGCTCCACCTCATTTACAATGCGTCGGCAAAGCCCTCTGAGAGGGCTAACACGACGATCAATGATACGCCTGAGGCAATCACTCTCAGTTGGGAGTTGACCACTATCCCCGTTCCGGTGGACGGCACCAACCCCGTCACCGGCAAGGAGTACAAGCCGACTGCTCAGCTGACGATCGACTCAACGAAGGTCGACCCAACCAAGCTGGCTCAGCTTGAGGACCTGCTCTATGGCACTGCTGGTTCTGATCCTCAGCTGCCCACCCCGACCGAGGTCATTGCCCTGTTCGCTGCAGGCTTGACTCAGGTTAACATGGGTGCTTTCGCCAACCAGCCGACGTACGATGACGCTACTCACATCATCACGCTTCCTGCGGTGACTGGCGTCCAGTGGCAGATCAATGGTCTGGACGTTACCAGTGGGGCTCAGCCTGCGCTCGGTATTGGAGAGACGGCAGAGGTTACGGCCATTCCTGCAGACAGCAACCACGTCATCGTTGGCGACAACGACTGGACGTTCGACTACTGAGTCTGATAGTACAGGAATTTATTAGTTCATTAGCAGAGGAGGGCATTAAGCTTAGGCTAAAATGCCCTCCTCTGCGGATGTAATTCTACGAACCGCCCTGCTTTGAGAAAGGAGATTAGGGTAATGCTCACAATCTTACTTCCTGCCACTGATGAGCATGAAGCTTTCGAACTTAAGCTTGAGCATTCTCTTGTCTCTTTGTCAAAATGGGAGGCGATTCATGAGAAGGTCTTCTATGGACGAGAAGCTAAGTCTGAAGAAGAAACGATAAGCTACATTCAACAGATGATCCTGAATGATTCTTTCCCGGAAAACTTCATTGATCGACTTGAATCAGCCGATTATGAAGCTATCCGAGATTACATCGACAGTAAACAATCAGCAACGTGGTTTAACGAGGAACCAAATCAGAGACCATCAAGAGAGGTTGTTACCTCCGAACTTATCTACTATTGGATGCTTAGTTTCCAGATTCCTTTTTCTTGTGAGAATTGGCATCTTAACCGACTCATGACTCTAGTGAAAATTTGTGGTATAAAACAAACCAAGCCTAAGCCGATGAGTAGAGCTCAACAGATGGAGCAGTATGCTCGTCTTAACGAAGAACGTCGTAAGAAGCTTGGTACAACGGGCTAAGAAAGGGGTAAACAGTGACTCGCTTGAACTGGGCTGATCCCACAAAGCGTTTATTCGAGACCGGTCTTGATCGCGGTGTTCTGTACCCGAATTCCAGGCCAGCAGTACCTTGGGAAGGTCTTATTAGTGTAGATGAGGGCGGTGGAGAATCGTCGGCCGCGTACTACGTTGACGGTCGGCCATTCCTATTCCTACCTAAACCCAAAGAGTATTCTGCAACTTTGAAGGCATATACTTATCCGGATGAGTTCTCAGAGATCATGGGTATTGCTGAGGCAGCTGACGGTATGTATCTTGACTCGCAACAAGGAGATTCTTTTAGCTTCAGCTATAGGACTTTGATTGGGAATGCCCTTGAAGGCGTAGACTACGCTTACAAGATCCATCTGGTCTACAACGCCACAGTTGTTCCGCCAGGTGCTAGTTATTCGTCTGTGGGTTCCACGATCAACCCCAATGAATTCTCTTGGGAAATTCAAGCCGTTCCGGTCCCTGTCGTGGGTTATCGACCAACGGCACACATTACAATTAATACGCGTCACATGGACTCAGAAAAACTCGCAGCAATTGAAGATCTGCTTTATGGAACTGCTTCTACCGACGCAGCCATGCCTGATGCTCAGGTTGTCTTTGATACTCTTAGCTTTGGGGATACAATCATCATCACCGACAATGGAGATGGAACTTGGCAAGCTGAAGGTTCCTATCATAACATTTATCTTATTGGTGACGGCATTTTTGAGATCGATAATGTCAATGCTGTAGACCATGGCGATGGCACGTATGACATCAGTTCGACACCTTAGGAAAGGAGTGTAAATGGCACTCGTCAAGAGCATCACAGATGCAAAAGCGGAAGAAATAAACGCCCCAATTCTGTCATCTGCACTCCTCGTTACACCTAATATTTTCCTTGAAGCCGAAAATGGGTCACAAATCGATCTGGGCCAAGTCGCTGAAGAGCCGTTGCCCACAACTTCGTCGATTGTTACACTTAAGGCTTTTGATATCGCAGACATTTCAGTAGTGGTTCCTGAATGGTACACTCCAATCATGCCTAATGCGATATTGTCTAACCCTGCAACTTTACCTCCAGCTAACAGTTACAGTGTAGCTTGGTCTCCAGACGGTCAATATTTGGCAATTGCGCATAGTAATACGCCTTTCATCACCATTTACAAGAGAAATGGTGACTTATTCACTAAACTTACAAATCCAACAACGTTGCCTTCTAACACAGGAAATGCTGTAGCTTGGTCTCCTGATGGTCAGTATTTGGTTGTTGCACACGGCACAACACCATTCATAACTATTTACAAGCGTTCAGGTGATATCTTCACTAAGCTTGCAAACCCTGCAACATTGCCATCAAACGATAGCTATGGGGTAGCTTGGTCGCCTGATGGTATGTATTTGTCAATCGGTCATGCCGGACTACCATATATCACAATTTACAAACGGGCCGGAGACGTTTTTACTAAACTTCCCGATCCCGCCACATTGCCGCCTAGTACGGTTCACGATGTGGTTTGGTCTTCTGGAGGTCAATATCTTTGTGTTTGTCATGCAAACGCGCCGTATGTAACTATCTATAAGCGTAATGGTGATGTATTCACCAAACTTGCAGATCCTGCAATTCTCCCGCCCGGAGATAGCTTAGGTGTATCGTGGTCGCCTGATAATCAGTATTTGAGTATTGCGCACAGTATACCGCCCTATGTAACTATCTACAAGAGAAATGGTGATATATTCACTAAACTTTCAGACCCTGCAAGTATCCCTAGCGGCACTGGTAATAGTGTCGCATGGACGCCTGATGGCAAATATTTATCAGTAGGCCACGGGTCACCTCCCTATATAAGTATTTATAAGAGATCGGGAGACGTCTTTATAAAACTTCCAAATCTGGCTGTTGGTTTGAGTGGTTTGGCTCAAAGTGTAGCTTGGTCTCCTGAAGGGTTTTATCTTGCTATTGGGCAAAGTGTTACGCCGTTTATTAATATATTCAAAAGCTCAATGCTCCAACCGAAAGGCCTACCTGTACCTATCTCGATTCTACCCTAGCCTAGGAAGGAGCATCGATGGCTACTATAACTGGCGTAACCTTGGAAAAAGCACAACA